TCATCGGGGGTGATCGACTGCTCGGGCACCGTGAAGGCGTCGCTGTTCCCGGTCGCCCCGTTCTGCGTGACGGCGGCGTTGTCGAGGACCTTGACGACTAGCAGGATGCCGTTCTCGGAGCCCGACCCGGACGCCGTGGCGGTGACGGTGCGGGACATGTCAGAATCCCAGGGCGTAGCCGAGGCACAGCCACTTGCCCTTGGACGCCGAGTAGCGGAAGCTCACGGCGTCGACGTCGGCCGCCGTCGTGGACAGCGTCGGCGCGCCGGCCGTCCCGAAGTCGAAGCCCCCGGAGCCGGACGCCCACGCCACGGTGAAGCTGCCTCCGCTGCCCTGAGTCAGGTCGAACTCGATGACCTGGCCGGAGACCGGGTTGGACGGCGCTGCGATCGTCGCCGTCGAGGCGGTGAGGGTCAAGGTGAAGACGTTCCCGAGCGCCGCATTCACCGCTACCGACGACCCGAAGGTGAGAGCCGACACGGCGGGCGCGAGGTAGCCGCCGAGCGTGCCGCCGGACTTCGGGAGGGCCGGGCCGGAGTACGGCACGCCCTGGCTGACCAGGGCGATCGTGTTGCTCGCGTCGTCGTGAGTGACCCCGGCGGCGGTCTTCAGCCAGGAACTGGAGAAGCACATGCCCGCGGAGCTGCTCACCTGGGACGCCCCGTACTGCGGGTAGTTCCCGGTCGAGTCCTCCTGGGTAACGCAGCCGGTGCCGATCACCTGCTCCTTGCAGCCGGACGCGGCGAACCCCGCATAGCCGGCTGACGTGCTGGCCTGCCCGTCCTGCTGCGCTACGCAGCCCGTCAGCACGTACAGGCCCGGCGTGCCGCCGCCGCCGCCGGAGTCGTCGAACAGGAAACCGTTCTCTGCGTTGAGATGGGTTGAGCAGGCGGTCAGGAACTGGACCTGGTACGCGCCGATGCCGCCGAAGTGGAATCCCTGGCCGCCGTTGTTCTCGCCCTTGCAGGCGGTCCAGCGGGAGTTCACGCCGTAGTTGACGTACCACCCGTCGACATCGTTTTCGGAGCTTTCGCAGGCATCGAACCATGAGTCGGCCAGTTCGGACAGGTAGACGCCGTTCCCGGCGCGGGAGGCGGAGAACTTGCAGTTCGTGACCTGCCAGTCGTCGGGGATCTTGCCGCTCGTCGCATCCGTGACGAACCGGAGGCAGTCCGAGGGCGGCCGGTGGACGCACACGCCCCGGATGAAACCCGCGCCCCACGCCCCGTCCACGAGGATGCCGTAGACGGTGCCCGATGACAGCTCGTAGCCCTCGATCGTGAACCCGGCGAGGTCCACCCCGTAATACTGGGTGCCGGTCGTGTTGGTCATGTCGATCGCGGCGGACCCGGTGAACCCGGCGGCCATCACGATCGTCGTGCCGCCGCTGGCACCGACGCCCGCCGAGTAGTTGTCGTTCTCCGACGCCGACCACCACTGGGCACCCCAGAGCCGCGACTGCGACACCGGCGTGATCGGCGCGTTGATGTAATAGGGGGCGGACAGCGGGGCCTGGACGAGCTGTACCGCGCCGCCGCTGGCGAGTCCCGCGTTGATCGCTGCCGTGTCCGTCGCCCCGGTCGAGTCGCCGGACGGGAAGACGTAGCGGAACAGGGACTTGAGACCGCCGAGCGGCAGCGAGTCGTCCATGATGTACCACAGGCCGTACGTGGCGCTGTACTGGTAGACCTGGCCCTGGTTCGCCAGTGTGAGGGTCGCGGACGCGCCGCCCCCGGACTCGTTGAACCGGTCCGTGCCCAGGGTCGCCACCGTCAGGACATTGGTCCCGTTGGTCGCGATGATCTTCACAGCGACGCGTGACCCGTCGGACGGACCCTCGGGGAGCGTGACCGTGAAGCCGCCGCCGGAGATGTTGCACGGCACCAGGTTGCCGGGCACCGCGGAGTACGCCGAGGACTGGACGGCTACCGGGGAGACGCCCATCTCCGCGCCGCCGAAACCGTACACGTTCGCGACCACGGCCCCATCCCCCCTCTAAGCTGACGGGATGGACATGGCAGCGGTGATCGCGTTCGCCGAGGCCCGGCTAGCCGAGGACGAGGCGCCAGCGAAGGCAGCACAGCTTCGCTTCCCCGGCCCGTGGGAACAGGCAGAGAACACGAACTCGCCGCTGCTGTCAGCGGTGACCCTCTACGACTCCCGCGATGAGTCGGTCGGCGTGATCAGGGGCAGCTACGCCGCCGCCCACATCGCCCGACACGACCCGGCGCGCACCCTCCGCGAGATCGAGGCTAAGCGGCGCATCCTGGAGCGGCATCGCGGATGCGGAGACGGCTTCGGCTATTGCGCTGACGGCGGCCACGACCGGGACGACGGCGGGTGCGCCGAGCTGGCCGACGCACTATCCGCCTGGAGCGACCACCCGGACTACCCGCAGGAGCTGAAGCCGTGAGCGACAAGATGACCTGCCCCGGCTGCCACGCCGAAAGCAGCAGCATACTCATGGCCGTCAACGACGACCTCCCGTGCCCCTTCTGCGGGCTGTCAGCCGACGCCATCCTGGAGATAGGCTCCGTGCGCCGCAAGAAGGCCGACGAGCAGCTGAAAGAGCAGCTTGAGACCGCCCTGGCCGAGCGGGACCGGGCCCTGACCGAGGCAGCCAAGCTCCGGGGCGCCGTCGAGGGCGCGCGGCACGCCCTCGGGTGCGAGTTCCCTTACGTGCCGCACGACGCGCCCAGCCCGAAGCGGACGTGACCGCTTCCGCGACGCCGGCCGCAGCCCCGTCTCAGGCCAGTTTGCCCATGATTACGTACGACTGCAGCGCCCCGACCGGTGCGAGGATCACCGCGTCATTCGCCGCCGGCGTGTAGCTCGCCAGATAGGCGAACGGCCCGCTCAGGGCCGGCGACCCGTTCACGTACACCTGCGGATTCCCTGACGTGTATGAGGCACTGACGACGCCGGGCAGCATCATCAGCGGGAACCCCGAGTCGATGCCGGCGGTGCGCGTCTCCAGCTTGGTGACACGCTTCTGCAGCGCGGTCAGCGTGGCCGAGAACCGCTGCAGGAGCGGCGCCGGGTACATGGTCAGCCGGGCCACCTCCAGCGCTAGAGTCAGCGCATGACTGACGGTGAGCACACGACGGCGAAACTGGCGCGGGCGCTGGAACCGATCATCGCGATACCGAGAGAGATGGTGGAGCGGGCGAAGGCCGGGTATTACCACGATTTCATGTCGCCTCTGGATTTCCCGGAGACGCAGCTTGTCGCGGACCTGCGCGCCGTCGCCGCGAACCGGTCGCTGGCGCGCTCGGCCCGGCAGGAGATCGAGAAGCTGGCGCAGCGGGCCGTCGCCGGGGAGTTCGACGCCAGCCGTGAAGAGTCTGAGGTGTGGGCGGCGTCGCCTGAGGGTCAGCAGGCGATGGCGGACCTCACCCGGACACGCCGGCCAGATTCGCCGCTACGAGCCGACGAGGGAGGTCTCCACCGTCCGCACGGGTCTCAGCTACCGGGCGGGGATGCGGTGAAAGCGTGTGCCGACCTCGCGGACCGTACCGGTGCGAAGTCGTTCGAGTGCGGCTATCTGCACGATGACGTCCCCGCCTCGGAGGCGGCCTGGTACGCGACGGCGGTTTTCCGTGGTGCGAAGATCACCGCCGAGGACAAGGCGTCACCCGCGGAGGCGTGTCACGAGCTGGCGGTCAGGCTGCTGTCCGGCGGCCAGTGCCAGCACTGCAAGAAGCTCATCACCCTGAACCCGCTCGGGGCGATGGCGCGGGACGTGACGCTCGCGGACGGCAGGACATGGACGGCCGCCGAGCAGTCGAAGGCCGGCCTGTGCCACTGGCGGCGCGATGGCGCCCGGCGGGATCGCGGGTGCGGCGCCGGCTTACGTGGCTGTCACCGCGCTCGTGGCCAGCTGAATGTACTCCGACTGGCTAGGACCGGACGGATACCACGTCCACCCGGTGATCCGCACTTCCTGCTGCAGCCCCGGCTCCCCGTTTTGGCCGGCCGGGTGCATGGGCGACGTGAACGCGAGCATCGCCGAGTCTCCGAGCTGGATGTCGGCGAGACGCGGGTAGCCGGAGCCTCCGACGTTCACCGTCGGGGTCGTCATCCCCGAGGTGGTCAGCGCCACCTGCCCCTGGGCGAACGCGTTGACCTGGGACTGCTCGGTCACGACGCTGCCCTGCCACGACACGACGGACTCGAAGACCGGGTAGGTCGCCAGGTCGGCCAGGTCAGCCCCGTACGGGTAGACGCTCAGCCAGGTGAGCTCCGCCCCGTTCGGCGGTGCCGTGGCCCACACGTAGTTCGAGCTCTGCGACCCGGTGACGGTCCACCCGTAGTCGAGCGCGTTGCCCGGGTAGGTCAGCACGATGCCGCTGTCCGCGAGCGGCCTGCCGAGCTGCGTGTAGCCGAGCCGGAGACTGACCTCCAGCTCGCCGGCGGCGCTGAACCCAGGCTGGAACCAGTACTCGAGGTTGCCGCTGGCGCACATGTCCGACCACGCGGAGCTGACCTGAGTGAGGTCGGAGTAGGTGTAGCTGGCCGTCCACGGCACGCCGGACGTGATCCCGGACGGCAGCGTCACCCGCGCGATCCTGCCCTGCGACGCCATCAGCGCCAGGTACCCGGCGGGACGCGTCGCCGGAGGGGAGACGCCCCCGGTCGCGATGTAGCTGGACTGCTTCGTCAGCCCGTACTGGGCCAGGTCCAGGAACGCGGTGAACAGGTCAACGGCCTGGTACTCGATCGTGTCGGAGATCAGCCGCTTGCCGTAGACGGCGTCGACCGTCTGGGCGCTGACCGATAGCGTGCCCTGCGCCATGGACATCTGCGGCCAGTCCAGCTGGATCCCGGCCCACACCGGCCAGCCGTCGGCGAGCGCCCACAGGATCGCCCGGCGGCAGGTGAGCGCCCGGAGGAACGGGGCGTTGACCGCGGCTGCCTGGTTGAGGTCCAGCGCCCCGGTCAGGGTGCCGGTGCCGTTGAGGTTCGCGGACACGGACTGGATGTCCAGCGGGAGGTCGTCGCACAGCACCTGGCCGGTCAGCACATCGGTCGACGCGACCTTCCAGGCGACCATTTACAGGCCGGCCGGCTCGACGCGCAGGTAGGGCGCCCCGTAGGAGTTGGGGTTAGGGTTGATCGTCGCCGTCGATCCTGCCACCCCGAGGGTGATGGTGTGGGCTGCGGCGGACGGCGTGGTGCCCGCTGCCGGCGAGGTGTAGACGATGCCCTCCATGCAGGCCCACCCGCTGGCCGCTACCGTCTGCAGGGCTTCGTCGATGATGGTGCCGTCGAGGGACGTGGCGACGGACACGACAGTGCTGCCGGTGGCGGTGATCAGCGGTATCCGCCAGGAGATCTTCAGGTCGGTCACGCCGTCAGTGGTGACCGACGCCGACAAGAGCGTGAGGACGCCTGTGTGAAGTTCGAATACCGGCGTGTAGATCTCGTGGACGGGTGCCCACGGCAGGACGCGCGCCTGCTTGCTGCCGCCCGTGTTCGTGTTGTGGTAGAACGACTCGCTGGCCTTGTCGTAGCCGAGCTGCCCGACGTAGCCGGTGACGCTGCCCTTCGGGGCCACCAGGATGCCGCCCGCCGCGGTAGTGAACGGCCGTTCGTCGGTGATCATCCCGGACGTGACCGTCGTGGTGGCCGCCGGGATGGTGAGCTGCGCGAGGGTGATGCTGTTCGCCGGCGCGGACGGCGCGGACGGTGACGCGGCCGCGGTGCCGGTGATGATCGTGACCGCGCCGAACGATGAGGACGTGCCCACATCGGAGACGTAGGCGGCCACGATGTCAATACGCGCGTTGACCGGGTCGGCGGTCTGCACGGTGAGGGTCGCCTGCTGGGCAAGCTTCGACACGTAGCCGCCCGCCGCCGGGGTGCCGGTGTTCTGGACGACGTACCCGCCTGGCTGCACGGCGACGGTCATCGCGCCGCCTGCGGACACCTGAAGGCCCGCGCCGCCGATCACGCCGCTGAGCACGCCGGTGACGGACCCGGTGACGATGCCCTCGTCGTAGAAGTAGGCCGCGGGGCCGCTGAGGCGCAGGTCGTTGCCGCCGTTGCCGTCGTACGTGCAGCCTTCGAGCCATTGCGGCTCGCTGGTCACAACTGAAGTCGCCACCGGACCCCCGTTTCAGGCAGAGTGGTGGACGTGGACGGAGACTTCGCGGCGTTCCTGGATGCCCGCTACGACGAGGCCGGGGCGCTGGCGCAGGCGGCGACGGCCGGCCCGTGGAAGTACCAGGTGTTCCGCCGCGACGAGGGGCACCGGGAGTGGGTCATGTGCGGCAGGAGCAGCCCGTACGGCGTGATGATCGGAGACGCCGGGATCGGGTGGATGCCCTCGACAGGCATCCCGGATCCCGACTTCATCGCCGCGTGCGACCCGGCGCACCGGCTGCGGGACATCGCGCTCAAGCGCGCCATCCTCGCCGAGCACGCGCAAGTCAGGGCGGACAGCGACGAAGAAGACGAAGAAGGGGCCACCGGATGCCGGGTGTGCGACTGGGACCGCGATTGCGGAGAGGTCCGGCCGGCCGGCCGGCCGTGCGTCACTGCACGCCAGCTCGGGACCGAGTTCAGCGACCACCCCGATTACCGCCCCGGCTGGGCACCGGAGGACAGCCCTGGATGAGCTGATCGCGAGAGAGCCGAAGTGTCCCCGCTGCCAGTCTCCGCGCTGGGTCTCAGTCTCACTGGATGGCGGCTGGACGCGCCGGGCGCAATGCGTGCCGTGCGGGGCGCTTCACGAGCCGGTCATCGGTCCCGGTTACCTGTCGAGCCGGTACGGCGATCCCGGCGCGACCCACCCGGACTACCGGCAGGAACGGAAGCCGTGAACGAGTCGCGCGGTCACTGCTCTGGCCGGGCAGGTACGTGCACCGCCGCGCCGGAATACATCTGGACCGGGTCGCACGGAGGCGAGTACGGCCTGTGCGCCCGGTGCTGCGCGGAATGGCGCGAGCAGGTGCGAGGCTTTCCGCGAGTGCCCTAAGCTCCAGCAGTCCGCGAAATACAGCGTGGCGCTGCACCCGCTCCCGGTACTGCCGCCCAGCTCGATCGCGTTGCTTCCCGGCTCCAGGTCCCACCATGCGCTGCTGATGTCCGCCGGCCAGTAGGTGCCGGTACCGGACGGCATGCCCGGCACCGTCGACACGGCGGACGGATTCACCCAGGTCTCGCGGTTGAGGAAGTCGACGACGGCGATGCTGCCCGAGGGGAGCGTCAGCGTCGACCACGACACGGTCTCGCCGGTCGTGAGGTTCGCCAGGGCCGGCCCGGTGACCGGGCCGGTGATCACCGCGACCGGCGGCGAGCCGAAGTTCCCGAGATTGACCGCGACCGCCGACCCCGGCGGCGCGCTTGAGTCCAGGGTGAACGGGACCGTGAACGGCACCGTCATCCCGCCGCCGCCGCCGGACGGCACCGGGGTGATCGTCAGCGTCTTGCCTGCCGTCGCGTACTTGCGCATGTCAGGCGCGACGAGCCCGATGGTGAACGTCACGTCGCACAAGGTCGGGTACGCCTCGGTGAGCTGCCCGGACCGGCGCACGCGGGCGACCTTGCTGACCGGCTCGTCATACCGGAGTGTCGCCAGGTCCGACACCGGGACGGCCTGCTGGAGCAGCGCCCGTGCCACATCCCGCAGTGCCTGCGTCGGGGCCGACGCGGTGACCGTCAGCGTCAGCGTCCGCGCGGCATAGTACTGCGGGGACGCCCACGCGCCGTGGTCGCCGGAGCGGGGGATCACTCCGGCGCCCTGCACGGGAGGGCCGTCCCATCCGGTGATCTTCTGCCACAGCCACGCGATGCCGTTGCCGTCCACCTGGCCGAACTCGATGTCAAGCCCGGCGGCGGGATAGATCAGTCCGCCGGTCCAGTATCCGAGGTCCCCTGCGGGCACCGGCGGCGCGTAGCCGCCGCTGACCCAGAAGTTCTCGCTGCCCGGGTATGAGCCGTCGCCGTAGCCGATGCTCCAGTTCGCGACGTAGCTGCCCTCGGGGACGCTGGCGGGGATCTGCCAGGTGCACGAGTAGACGCCCGTGCTGACCCGCCACACCTGGCCGGCGGTCTCGGACGATGCGCCCTGGTAGGTGAACGGGCCCGCGACGTCGGGGGCGAAGCCCAGCTCCGACCCGTACGTGATGTCCAGCTGCACCGAGGAGGGGTCGGCGAGGACGCCGCCGATCCAGAAGTCCACGGTGAGGGTGACCGGCTGCCCGGCAACCCCGGTCGTCTCCGTCTCGCCATAAGTCGGCCCGTATTCCGGGGTGTAGACGCCCACGCGTCACGCCACCCGGTACCACAGGCTCGCGGCAGGCTCCCAGATGTAGGTGACCGCGGTCCCGGCCGCGATCACGTCGCTCGTCCCGTCCGCCACGTTGCTGGTCCCCGCGGCGGCGAACGTCATGCTGTACGCGCTCGTGTTGATCAGCGTGACCCGGATGGACGCCGACTGCGGGGCGGTCAGCGCGGGCGGCGCGGCCGTCAGCGACGGGGCGGACAGGATCAGCCCGGTCACGGCCCCGGCGGCGGTCAGCGGGTACGAGTCGTACTGGTAGTTCCAGGTGATCGCGGCGCCCGTCGTGAGCGTCGCCGTCGCGGCAGGCCCCGGGGCGGTCCCCTGGCGGCACCAGGCGACCTGATGGGACCAGAACAGCGGGTTGGACGTCGCGTTGCCCGCCAGCGTCGTGTAGCCGCCCAGGCTGTCGATCACGTACACGTAGCCGGCCCGGAACGTCCGGGACAGCGCCAGGACCTCGCCGAGCTGCGCCAGCGTCGTGACTTCCTCGATAATGTGGAAGTACCGCGACGCCGCGTAATAGGGCAGCCAGTCCGGCTGCGACGCGGCGTACTCCGTCGTGTAGTACGTGTACGTTTCCTCGCAGGTGCACAGGATGTCGCACGTGCTCATGTATGACCGGTCCGGGATGTCGCCGCAGTTGAGGAGGACGATGCATTCGCCGGTGTTCTTGGCCTTCACGTAGTTGTAAAGCGACAGGTAGTACGGCTGGCTCGCGACCAGATAGGCGCCCTCGTCGAAGAAGATCCCGTCGAGCGCCGGGTAGTACGAGTACCACGTGTCGACCATGCTCTCGACGGTCGCGAGGACGTCGTCCCCGTAGCCGGTGGGCACGTACCCGACCGCGTAGATCCCGGCCGCGTGCAGGATGTTGATCTGCGCGGTCCAGTCATCGGTGTAGGTGCCGGGCCCGTTGTCGGCGTTGAGGATGACGATGGACGCGACCGGGCCTGCGGCCTGGATCGTCTGGTAGTCGCCGTTGGCCAGGTAGTACGTCGGGTACTCGTAGAGGGGGACGACGATCCGCTGGGCACCATCCCCGGCGGCCTGCCGCGCGAAGTAGCCGGGCGGCAGCGGGCTTCCCGGTGGTGAGTTCGTGACGCGGGCCAGGACATCCGCCACGTCATCCATGTCAGCCGCGGGATTGCCCTGGCCCGTCTGGCGGGTGTCGGGCGGGATGGTCGCGGACATGGCCCACCTCCGGGACGGCACCTGCTAGATTCCGCCGCATGGCGCTGATTCGGAAGAAAGACGAGATCGCACCGGAAGGGGTGCGGATCCGCCGCGGCGACGGGAGTACCGTCGACTGCGACATGCTCCGCGACCGGGACGGCTGCGCGATGTGGCTCGCGGTGCCCGTTCAGCACATCGGCATCAAGCCGGGCGACAGCCTGGAAGTCGGGATGCTGCCGGCGCGGTCGATCATCCGGGTCGATGTGCCGTCATAAAGTTCCCTGCGACCGGGGCAACACCCCTGCGCCCTTACGCCCCGCCGACTGCCATGGCCAGGCGCCGCTCGATCTCCGCCATCTGCTCGGCGTTCGGCAGCTGCGTGCCCGTGAAGTTCACCGTCACCGGCGGCCGGGTCCCGCCGACGGACTGCCCCGAGGTCATCTGCTGCACGAGCCTGAGGAACGCGGCCGACTGGTCCGGGGTCAGGACCGCTTCCGGCTGCCCGGTGAGGTTCGGCGGTCCCGTCATCCACCCGCCGGCGTCGAAACTGCCCCAGCCCATCGCGTGGTAGACGGCGTTCGCCGAGGACATCCGCTGCGGCAGTGACGCGGACAGGTTCGCGGGCTTCTCGTAGTAGTCCTGGTACAGCAGCGCCGCGTTGCTCGGCGACGTGGCCCGGTTGACGATCCCGAGGCCGCCGCCCCACGACAGGATCGCGTTGAGCTGCGTCATCAGGTCCGCCTGCGCATTGCCGGTGATGTAGCCGGGCGGGTAGGGCGTCCACTGGATCAGGCCGCCTCCGCCGCCGCCGCCGATCTCCAGGATCTCCGGGTCGCCACCCGACTCGGCGTCGATATTTCCTGTTATGCCCGCCGCTGCGTACTTTGTCGCACCGTGGGAGGCGAGGAACGACGCGATCGGCTTCCAGTTGGCCGGCAGGCTCCCGGTCGCCCCGCTGCTGCCGCCCGGCAGGCTCCCGCCTCCGCCGGACACCGACCCGGACAGCTTCTGCGCCAGATCGGTGATCAGCGCCTTCGGGATGCCGGTCATGATCTTGCCCAGATCACCGGCGGCGCCGGTGCCGATCATCTTCGCAGCCGCGTTCGTGAACGCCGCCGTGTTGCCCGTCGCGATGGCCGCGACCATCTTCGCGATGTCGAGCGCCCCGCCGATTGCGCCGGAGACCGCATGCCCGGCGTCGCTGGCAGCGTGCGACAGCCAGTCCGGGACAAGGCCGCCACCGGCGAACATCCCCGCCGTCGCCACGTGCTCGGCGGGACGCTCGGCGGTGTGCTTGCGCAGTTCCTTGAGCGGCAGCTTCAGGGCCATCTTCGCCACCGCGTCGTGACCGCCGGGTGCCGCCGATGACGGCGGGTACGCCTTGTTGAGCGCGTCGATCGTGGGCTTCCCGCCGACCGCCCGGGTCGCCTGCGGGGTCAGGATCCCCTCGCCGCCGCTCACCGCCGCCAGGTGATTGTCCCTCCCCGGCGACCAGCCCGGCACGACGCCGCCGCGCGCCAGCGCGGGGATGACCGGGAGCTTCAGCGACCCGAGGCCGATCGCCTTGACGACCGAATCCCACAGCTTCGCGATGCCGTCGTCGTACACGGTGCTGATCAGGAAGTTCACCGGCGTCTTGAAGACAGATTCGAGTTTGCCCCACACCGTGCCGAACCCGGAGACGAACGTGCGCGCCCCCGACTCGATGCCCTGCCATACCGGGTCGAAAACGTTGTGCCACATCCACAGGGCCGCGTTCTCCAGCCCGGCGATATCGGTCTTGATGTCCTGGATGACCGGCGCGATGCCGCTGGAGTACAGCCGCTGCGCCCCCGCCGAGATCCCCTGCCATACCGGGTCGAGCACGTCATGCCACAGCCAGTCCGCCACGTCGCCGATCTGGCGGAACCCGGTCCCGAAGTCCGTGCTCAGCTCGTCCAGCGCCCCGGACGTGAACTCGCCGAAGGCCTTCGCGACGGGTGCGAGGCCGCCGGTGCTGAGCCCGAGGAGTGCCGCGACCGCGCGGCCGATCACGTCGATCACCTTGCCGGTCCCGGTGACGAGCCGTGCCAGCGGCGGCAGGATGAACCCGAGCTCGGCGGAGGTCAGCCGCAGGTTCGCCCGCAGGCCCGCTGCGAGGATGTCAGCGAACCCGGTGATCAGCGGCATCAGCGACTGGAGCACGGGCACCAGCGCGGTCGCGAGCTGCGCGATCATCTGCCCGAGCTGCGGCAGCACCGGGGCGAGCGCGACAGCGATCTTGCTCACCGCCTGCCCGAGAACACCCAGCAGCGGGCCCACCCCGACAAGTGCCGCGGCGAGGCCCTGGCCGAGTGCCCCGGTCAGCGCCCGGAACCCGGGCAGGAGCGCCGAGAGGGCCGGTGCCAGCGCGGACGCCAGTGCCCCGATCACCTGCCCTAGCGGGCCGCCGATGGCGGCCAGGGCCGACCCGAGGGTAGAAAACACGGACGACAGCGACGAGGTGAACGGGGCGAGGCCCTTCTCCAGCCCGGTGAGGCCGTCCGCCAGGCCGGCCAGCAGGTTCGCCAGCCCGTCGACCGCGCCCTTCTTGCTGCCGACGACGGCGAGTTCCCGGATGAACCCGGCGAACGCCGGGAGCACGATGTCAGTGAACCGGATGCCGTTGCTGATCAGCCCGTCGAGGACCTTCGCGAACGCGGGCGTCTGCATCTGCTTCCCGAACGCCCCGAACGCGCCCGAGATGGCGGCGCCCATCCGGCCTACCCCGGACTCGATCGAGGGCAGCAGCGACTTGATGCCCTGCAGCCAGATCGTCATGCCGGGCAGCACCGTGTTCTGCGCGATGCTCTCCAGGGTCCGGAACGCGGGCTCGAGGCCGAGGAAGACGTTGACGAACGCCCGGCCGGCGGGGGTGAGCTTGCTCATGTCCAGGGCGAACTGGTTCGCGCTGGAGTTGGCCGTGGACATCATCGACGCCCACTGGAGCTGCTGCTCCTTGATCGTGTTCGTCACGTTCTGCTGGGCGATCGCGACGGACTGGGCGTCCATCTTCTGCTGGTACGCCGCCTGCTCCTGTGCCGACGCCACCTGCATCTGCGCCTGCTTGACCTGCTCGGCGTTGTTGAGCTCAACGTTGGTGACGTTGACCTGGGCGTCCTTGTAGGACTGCAGTGAGTCGGTGAGGGAGTCCTGCGCGGCCAGGAGCGCCTGCTTGGCCTGGATCACGACCTGCGACCCGTCGACGCCCTGGGAGTTGGCCAGGTTCGCGGCGGTCTGCGCGTCCGACTCGCTGGCGGTCGCGTCGGTGACCTGCTGCTTGGCCTGTGCCACGGCCAGGGCCGCCTGCTCGCGGTCAAGATCGGTCGAGTAGGCGTTCTGATTGACGAGCAGCTCGTTGTATTCCGCCTGCTGCACCGCCAGGCTCGCGGACTTCACGTTCAGTTTCGCGTCGGCCAGGGCGTCGTTTTCCTGGACGATCGCCTCGCGGGCCGACACGTACGCCTGCCCGAGGTTGTACTGCGCCTCGCCGAGGTTGTACGTGGACTGCTGGACCTGCTGCTGCGCCTGCCCGACAGCCTGGATCGCCTGGACCTGCGCCGCGGCGGCGTTCCGCTCGGTGCTGGCCAGGTTCATCTGCGCCTGCTCGATGGACTGCGCGGACGTGATCTGGTCCTGCGCGGACTGCTCGGATGCCTGGGCGACGCCCTGCTGCGCCTGCTGCACCTGGACGGAGTCGGAGAACTGCTGGGCGGCGAGTTGCTGGCTCGTCATCCCGACGTTCTGCGACGCCTCATGGCTGGCCTCGAGAGCTTTCGCGATCCCGGAGAACGCCAGGTACCCGGTGCCGCCGAGCAGTCCCAGCCCGGTCGCCGCGCCCGCGAACCCCGGCGACAGGGCGGCGAGGCCGGTCGCGATGCCGCCGATCATCCCGCCGGGAAAGTCCGGCACGGAGAAGCCGCCGCCGCTTTCGTCTTCCTCGTCCTGCAGTGCCTTGATCTGCGCCTGCAGGGCGGCGATCTTCATCTCGGCCGGGGTGGCGTCCGCGTCGATGGTGATGCCCTGCTTCTGCAGCCGCAGGATCGCAAGCTGCATCTTCAGGTCATCGATCGCCCCCTTGGCGGAGGCGTCGTCCGCGCCGATCTCTACCTCGGCATGGGAGCCGTCAAGGTCATCGCGGCTGGCCTTGACGTCATCAAGGTCGGCCTTGGCCTCATCGGCGTCGGCGGCGACCTTGAGACTGGCGTCGCTGCCGTCTAGCTCGTTCCGGCTGGCCTTGACGTCATCAAGGTCGGCCTTGGCCTCATCGGCGTCGGCGGTGACCTTGATCTCGGCCTTGCTGCCGTCGAGGTCGTCTTTTTTCTCCCTGACCTCATCGAGGCCGTCTTTCGCTTCCTCGGTGTCGGCGGTGACGGTGATCTTGACCTTGCCCTCGACGCCCTCGGTCGCTTCCTGGACCTTGGCTTCGAGTTCCTCGGCGAAACCGTCCAGATCGGGCGATACCGTGACGTAGGCACTGGCGATGCCTTAATCGGAAGCCTTCCGGCATCCTGACATCACCCCCTCCGGCGGGGGTCAGCCGCCTCAGCCGAAGGAAAATATGCCGCGGAACGCCGGGTCGGCCTGGATCGTCGCCCGCGTCCCCGGATTGACCTGCCGCGACGGCGCGGCACGGCGCGCGGGCTGCGGCGCTCCCCGGGGTGTCTCGTGTGCTTGCATCACCCGCGCCCGCATCACGCCCTCGTACGCGGGCAGCCGCCACGCCAGCCGGAAGAACCGGGCACCCGGCATCGACCAGATGTCATCCACCCGGTGGATCGCCGACATGTCCGACTCGATGTCGGCGAGATGATCACGGACCCACTGCAGCTGCGCCATCCGGCGCGTCAGCGGTTTGGGGACTCCTCATCCTCCAGCGCGCCCATCGTCTTGTCCCGGCACACCTCGACGAGCCGCAGGTAGTCCTTCCACGTCACGGCTTTCTCCCGCATCAGCCGCCGCAGCACCGCCCACCCGTCATCGCCGAGCATCGCGCCCATGAAGTAGTCCTCGGCGTACGCCTCGCCGCGTACCGCCCCGATGTGCATCGCCTCGATGGCGATACCGGGACCCGGGTCGGCGGGGATCGTGTACGGCACGTCGTCGACGTAGAACAGCGGCTCCCGTTCCTCCTCGGCAGGCTCCGCGGGGATGGTGAAGCGCGGCGCGCCGGCAGCCGGGGGCTGCGGGGGTGCCGCGGGGATCGCTGGCCGGGGCGCGCGGGCCGGGCGCGGTCTCGCCCCGGCCTTGACTGTTGCTGCCATTGCTCCCTTTACGGGTCGCGGGCGGACTGGGACATGCGGAAGCCCGGCGCGGGATCTGCTCCCGGTACCGGGCCACGATGGACGATACGGGCGCGTTAGCCCTAACTGTCCTCATCGGTGATGTGCACCGGGTTGATTGAGGTACTCACGAAATACGCCGTGAACGTCACATCAAGTGACTCTTGCGTCTTTTTGTCATACGCCAGCGTCGCCTTGACCTGCGACAGCACCTTGCGGACGATGATGCGGCGGAGCGCGGGGAGTCCCGTCGACAAGGCGGGTGCCCACCCGTAGATGCACAGCGCCACATACGACGGCTGCGTGGACGTCGCGCCCACCGGGATGTCGAACGTGTTGTAGCCGCTGCCGGAGCCGGTGATCCCGATGCCGTTCATCGCCGTGTTCAGGTTCGCCAGCGTCATCTCCGACATCTTCGTGGCGACCGTGATCTTCGTCTCGGTCAGCCGCGCGCCCGGGGACATGGTGAGCTGGTCGACCGAGAAGTCGGTGTAGGTGAGATCCGCCTCGAAGGTCACGCCGCCGTCAGTCGCGCCGATGTCTGCCCACGGCGACGCGGGAGGCGTCGTGTAGCCCTGCGGGGAGACGACCGCATCGGTCGGCTCGGTGGTGCCGAACGGGGCGACGAAGAATCCGGACGTCGGACCCATAATCAGGTTTACCGCATTGACTCCGATTGGGATCATCCCCTTTGGGCGGGCCGTTTACCGGCGCATGAAAAAAGCCCGCACGCTGGCGGGCCGGAAGACGGGAGTGCGGTAAGCGGGTCAGTAGACGCCGACGTTCTGCAGCAGGGCGACAGTCACCGCCGAGACGGTCCCGAACGTCACCTCGATGAGGTTCCCGGGCTGCACGTCCTCGTCACCGGGGAACGGCCCGATCACGTTGATCGCAGACGAGACCAGCGCCGGGGTGAGGGACGTCACCGGCTCGCCCTCGACCGTGGTCCCGATCGCGATGGAGCACGTCGAGCCGCCCGACGTGACGTTCGCGTACAGCACTTCCTTGCCGGTGTTCGTGAACGAGACGCCCGTGTAGCCGGTGAGCACCCCGGCAGCCAGCAGGCTGGTGAGGTTCAGCGGCGCGCTCGCCCCCGTCTTCGGGAGCTGTGTCGCGGTGAGGGACAGCAGTGCCATCGGTCAGGCTCCTTCGGTGGTCTTGCCGGACGGCTTCGCCGCGGCGGTCTTCGGGGGCGCGGCGGGGGTCTCGTCCTCGATGAGGAGTCCCTGGCTGCGCAGGCCGGGCAGCTCGTGGTCCTCCACCTCGATCGGGTCGGCGAACATGGTGACCCGGACCTTCTGCTTGGCCATGGATGCTCCGTTCAGGTCAGCACGTCGCCGGGGGTGCGCCACACGACCTGCATGTCGCACAGGTAATGGGCGTAGTCGGCGGCGTCGGCGTAGTCGCGGCGCGGCTCGGTCAGGAAGTACGCGCTGTCCACGACGGCGGACGGGTAGGCGACGCCGTTCGCGGTCAGGGTGAGCAGCCGGTTGAAGCCGGTGCGCTGCAGGGTGGCGTAGCGGATCGTCTCGATCAGCACGTTCGCCATGCCCCACGGGGGCTTGTTACTGCCGGGCACGGCCGCCCACGCGTCGACCTGGAGGACGGGTTTCTTCACCGGCAGGTACGGGTCAGGGCTGCCGCCGACGACGGAGATCGTCACGAACCCGGTCTGGATCCACGAGGCAGGCTTGCCTTCAGGGGTCACGTCGGGGGGGAGGGTGGTGGCGACCATCTGCGGCGAGAGACCGTCAATTGAGGCGATCCACGCAGCCACGACCAGTTCTGAGGTCGCCAGGAGGGGGAGCGCGGGGGCGGTCATGGATCGCCTCCCTGGCTAAGGTGAGCGCGGTCTACGATGGCCCGGTGGAACGCAGAACATGGACAGTGACGGACAAGGCGGCGTGGGGTCCGGGGCCATGGCGGGATGAGCCCGACAAGGAGCAGTTCACCGACGAGGCCACCGGCCTGCCGTGCCTGATCGTGCGGAACTCAGCTGGCGCCCTGTGCGGTTACGTGGGCGTCGGCGAGGGTCACCCCTGGTTCGGGAAGGACCCCGGCGACCTGGAGACCCGCACTGCCTTCGAGGTCGACTACGCGGATCTCTGCCAGGAAGGCCCGGAGGCGGAGACGATCTGCCATGTCCCCGCGCCCGGCGAGCCTGACCGGGTCTGGTGGCTGGGGTTTCACTGCAGTCACGCATGGGATATCTCGCCCGGCATCGAGGCCCGCGAAGAATCCCTGCACGGCTGGGAGCCGGTCAGGCTCGCCGGCGCGTCGTACAAGACTGCCGCCTGCGTCAAGGCCCTGTGTGCGGTACTGGCGGCAGATGCGGTCGCGGCAGCGCGCTCTAGTCGCCGCGCTCTTGATAGAGCGCAGGGCGCAGGAAACTGTGCGGGGGGACCGATTCGGGGCCTGTGACACGAGTTGACGGGTGAAACACCCTATGTCCCATTTCTACAAAAAGGGCATATGTGCGGCCTTCGTCCTCGACGTGGTGCACGGCCCGCGTCGTCAGCGACCCGGCGTTCCGTCCCGGGTCCGGGTGCGTGAGCGATGCCGTCCGCTCACTGAGCCGTCCCGGCCTGCGTGAGACGTACAGGTTCCCGTCGCTGTCCTCGCCGCCGCCGGACGCCGACACGATGATGTCCTCGTCCTCCATGTGATGCTCGATGGAGGCCTTGAGAGCGCCGGTACGCACCGGGCAGTAGCGGCGGGCATCGTCGGCGATGTCCGGGCCGAGGCGCTCGTCGCCGAACGTCTCCCACGCGGACATGACCTGCTCGCGCCATCCGGGGTCGATCTCGACACGGGCCACGAGAGCCTCCCTCGGGTACGTTCGGGACGTGGTGGTGACACAGGAGCGCACGACGTGCCGGCGCCGGCGACCGCAGGACGAGTTCTTCACCGCCGGGAAGCAGCCCGGCACGGGGCGCCGGGTGCCTATCTGGCGCCCGTGCCGGGAGAAGCCGTGGGATAACCCTGACGATCCCGGCGAGACCCACGACGCCGACGTGCTCGAGTCCGCGCGACGGGCCTAGGAGACTGCCGGGAGGTCACCTTCCGCACCGACGGCCAGCATGCGCACGGGCAGCGTGACGGTGACCGTCACCATTTCCCTCTGCGGATGAAAGTCCAGCTCGTGCAGCTTGATGCCGCCCTGGGTGAGCACCGAGACGCCGTTGATCCGCACGTCGTCCGGGACGATGATCGTCGACGCCATGCTGTCATCGCTGGTGGTCCGCCCGCGCTCGATGATCTCCATGGTCACCGCGAGCGGGGGCTTAGCGCCGAACGCCTCGCGGCGTGCCCGCTGGAGCGACAGGATCAGCCGGTCCAGTTCGTGCGCCGAGAACTCCGGCTGGCCCGCGCCAGCCTGGCAGCAGCCATCGGACCAGGCGACCTCGAAGTCCGCGCCGTCCTCGTCACGGCTCTTGAAGACCTCGCGGGGCATAAGTCTCCGATCTCTACGGGCTCATCCGCGCTGGTGACGCCGGGCGGTTACGTGTCCCCGGCGACAGCGACGCCGGACCTGAGCCGCAGCGTGAGGATGGTGCGCGGCGGATAGTACCCGAGACCCGGCTCCTGCTGCAGGTCCTCGATCATGTAGGCCCATCCCGTGGCGGGATCAACGATCGTGTCCGTCTCCTCGACGCCGGCCCATCCGGGCATGATGCACTTGATCGCCCGGATGACGGACAGCCGCTGGGTGGCCGGGTCGAACGCGCTCTGCGACGTCTCGGCGATGGCCGCCGGGACCCCCGTCAGGTACGGCGTGCCCACGTCAGACTCGTCGCCGTAGGCGTTCGCCGTGGTGCCGCGGAGAACGGTCACCCTGCGGTTCATGAACCGCAGCACCGAGGACGACCCGGCGCCGGAACCGGGGCTTCCGCCGCCGGGTGACGGCGGCCGCGCCCTGGCCATCACATAATCCGTTTGAACGGATCGAGTGCCATCTCGCTCTCGGTCGCGAGCGACCCGAGGCCGCCGGGGAGCATCCCGGATGAGGACTGGGCGGCGATCGCCGTGATCGCCTCCAGTGCCATCACCGCCGCCGTCAGGGCCGCGGCGTGGAGGGCGGCGAGCGGGATCGCGGTGAACACCGCGCCGGGGCCGTGGGCGAACTCCAGTGGCGACGCGAGGGTGAGCGTCCCCGGTCCCGCCTGCACCGTGCCGCCGGCACCGGGAAGCTGCACCGGAGCGGTCGCCGCCGCTGCGGTGACCGACGCGCATTCGGTCGCCGGGCCGTCGAGAATGAACCCGGCCCATCCGTCCCACCCGGTCACGTCGTCGACCGGCACGGACTCCGCGCCCGCGTCGACCTGCCCTGTGACGCCGGCATGCGGGTAGCCCGAGGTGGCCGACAGGGAGACGAGCAGGCCGCCCCTGCCGTAGTCCCGGTTGATGTAGCGGGGCGCGATGTCGACCGCGCTGCCGCCGGACGGCCCGTACACCGGGTTGCCTGAGGCCGGCTGCAGGACCGGCGTGCGGATCCGGCACTGGTTCGCGGGGACCGGCGTCCACTGCGGCGGGAATGCTCTCGCCTGCGACACCTGGACCGCGTTGACCGCGATCACCGGCCACTGGCGGGTGATCAGCGTGGCGATCCCCGTGTTCCGGTCGACTGCGACGCGGGGCATCCCCGGCCCGGGGATCTGCTCGGTGACCGCTACTGCACGCAGGGGCTGCCCGAGGTAGCCGTCGACCAGGGACGTGGCTGTCTGGCAGGTGATGGCGAGCTGCGCGTGCCGCGTCACCGCGTCGGCGGTCAGGGCCGGGACCACGTCCCAGGCCAGTCCGGCGGGCTGGTTAAGGAGGATCTGCGGCGTTACGTAACTCGTCGCCATGCTGCCCTCCGCCGCCTATGCTCGTGATCGCGGGAGGCTGGGGGCCGTACAGGAATCAGGCACCGTGCGGGCCGGCAGGCGCCTAGGTCGCCGGACGCCCGGAGATCGGAGTTTGCGGGTTCGAGTCCCGCGCGGCCTCCCGCGCCTAGCATTGGCCCCATGAGCGAACCACTCGCGCAACGCCAGGATCTGAGCGAGACCGCTGAGTCATACACCTGCGCCAGCTGCGGAGGCGCGTTCACCAAGGGCCGGAGCGATGAGGACGCGATGGCCGAGGCCAGGTCACTGCTGCCGGCCGACCTTGAGCCGCCGCTGAGGCCAGGGGGTCCGGCCGCGCCGCACTTCTCGCCGCTCCGCAATCCCGGTACGCGATCTGCCGCGCCGCGCTACGTGCCCGGCCCGCTGCCCGCAGGCATGGCGCGGGTCGTGCTGGACGAGGACTACTACACGGGCCCCGGCTTCACCGACTACCATGCCGGGTCATCCGAGAGCCCCTGCCGCGTGTTCGACATCCCGCAGGAGCAGCGCGACCGGTGGCAGGCTGCCATCGATGCTTACTACGCGATGCAGGAGGAGATCGAGGCGCTCACCGAGGACCGGTCCCGCAATCCCCTCCCGGTGCCGTCGCCAGGGCTGCCGCCGGTCTAGCCGCTGTCGCCTGCCAGCCACGCGCCCGGGTCGGTGCACAGAACCAGCGTCACCTTTTCCGGCATCACCCCGGAGCGTTCCGGCCAGCTCTTGATGAACTCGCCGATCGCGGCCAGGTGCGAGTCGTCGGCGGCGGCAGCCCACGGGCCGTAGGTCTCCTGCCGGGACTCGCCGTCATCCCACTTAACCTGGACGACGAGGAACTGTGCGCCCACCCGTCACCGCCCGAACAGGCTGAACGACACGCCGCTGAACACCGGGGACGTCCCCGTCAGCACCCACCGGATCCGCCCGTTGTAAGTCAGGCTGTAGCCGTCGGAGATGTTGCCGTACACGGTGCCGGGGAAACCCAGCGTCGCACCCGAGATCGCGGTCGCGTTGCTGACCAGGCACCAGTTCCCGTACGCATCCTCGACATCGAAGAACACCGCCAGTTCCGGCGTCGTGCCCGACACGGCAGTGACGCCGACGACCAGCAGCCCGTTGGACACCGACGACACGTCGATCACGCCGCCGCCGGCCTGGCTGACCTGGTTCGTGATGTCCGCTGTCACCGTGTCGGAACTGGCGGCAAGAGTCAGCTCGCAGGCACGGAACAGTTCCTGCGTGGCGGTGAAACCCGGCTCGGGAACACCGGCGCGGGCAGGGGGCATCGGTCCTCCTTGAAAACGGGGGCGTCCGCTAGCAGCCGATAGCCGTCTGCGTGGCGATCGCCGTGGTCGTCCCGGCCCACTTCACGTACCAGCCGGCCGGGAGGCGGAAGCTGATCAGCTGCCCTGCGGTCACGGACGAGCTGGGCAGGATCGTGTTCGCCGGCGTCGACGTGGGACCGATCGCGACCGTGGTCGCCGTCCCGGAGGTGGTGACGGCCAGGTAAACCATGTAATCCCGGGTCGTATCGCTGAGCTGCGCTGCGGTGCCGGCCGCGAAGGCGGGAGCAAGGACCGGCGCGGACCCGGCGGTGTTCGAGCCGTCACCGAGGCTGAGGACGCCGGTAAGGGTCTCGGGGCTGGCGGGGGACTCCGCCTGCAGGGGGCCGTTGCCGCCGCCGCCTACGATTGCCGTGGGCATGATTGAACCTCCATGAGGTCAGCGCGGGCAAGCCCGCGCGGAGAGGGGAAACGGGGGCTAGCCGGCCTTGGGGGCCGGGGTCTTGCGCTTCGCGGCGGACCTCCCGGTGTCCCCGGCGTCATCTGAGGGGCCGCCCTCCGGGGCCTCCGCCGGCTGCTCCGGGGCTGCGGGGACGCTGGCGGCAGGCGAGCCGCCCTGGGCGAGCTGCATGGCGGCGAGCTGCGTCATGACCTCAGTGAGCTGCCGGGTCAGGGCCGCGTTGGTCTCCATGACCTCCAGCATCGACGCCGGGTCACGGCGGCGGGCCATCTCCATGCCGTGCAGCCGGCCGGCCCGCTCCTCCTCGGTCTCCCACAGCTTGCGTCCCTTGACGCCGGTGGTGGCCAGCACGTCCGACACGTCGTCAGGGAAGGCGAACGAGCCGTCGTCCGGGTCGGCCTCGAAGTGGCCGTACCCGGGATCCTCGTGGGCGATCGCGCCGATCAGTGAGTACAGGCGCATGGGCAATGGCTCCTTCGGGCATGGCGGAGGCCCGGGAGAATCAGCCTCCCGGGCCTTGATGGCGGGTCTTGGTCTTATGCCGCAGGATCGCGGCGGTACTTCCGCAGCCTCAGGTTCTCGCACCAGCCGCGCGCGAAGACCGGCTTGCGGCATGGCATGCCGTCCTCGGTCATCGGGTACGGGTCGTCCTTACGGGCCAGGGTTCCTTCTGTAGCGTGGTCCACGCCTGTCTCTCCCGGTTGGGTCGGGGGTTTCGGGCTAGGCCCGGTCAGCGGTGACACACTGGCCGGGCCGCTCCCATTCCTACCGAGATCCCACCGTAGCGAGCAACGCAACATGCGCTAGTTCAGGTTTCCCCAGTTAGGCGACATTAGAAAGAGTTGCCATGGCTACCGGCGCGCGGTTGCAAAAAGCGCTCATACTGCGAATTTCAAACTCTTTCCTCGGCCCGCCGCCCTTGACGCCCGCGACCCTCGAGATCCCGTAGTCGAATTGCGCGGTGTCGCGGAGGCATCGCTGGGCGATGACGTTCTCGATTTCGGCCTGGGGGAACGGCACCCGGTCGGTGCGGCCGATGATGGTGCCCGGGGGCAGGCTGACGTGGACCTCGATCGGGACGGTGACGTTGGCGGAGGTGTTGATGATCTCCCCGACGCGGCCGCCGGCGGTGACTGAGATACGGCCTGCCGAGTCGGTGTTCAGGAAGGTGGTCGCCGACCCTGAGCCGACGATCAGGTTGGCGATTTCCTGGGCCTGCGCGGCGTTCATCATCAGCGCCGTCGGGGAGCACTTCACGCTGTTCCACAAGCTCAGGAAGATGTACTCGGCGATCTCGTTGACCGACCCGCCGGTGAGGGTGAGCGCGGCGCCGTTGAGTGAGGTCCACACCGACGGGTTGGGGGTGCCGGTGCCGGGCTGCGCCCACTGGCCGGTGGGCGTGTAGTCGCCGCTGAGGCTGGCGAGGAACCCGTCGTAGTCCTTCGGGTTGCCGGAGCCGTTGTCGGCTGCCGCGTTGTAGGTCGGGGTCCCGGCGGCGCCCTGCCACATCGTGGACAGGTCGGGGAGGCCCGGGAGTGCCTGTGCCTGGGTGATGACCTTGGTCATGGTGACCGTGTTGGTGGTCGTCGACGTGTAGTAGTACCAGGTTGTTCCGCCGTTGCTGGACTGGAACCAGTCGTACAGGACGGCGCCGCGGGTCGCGGCGGTGGAGGCGGTGAGGGAGTTGGCCGACCCGGACCCGAACGTGGTGCTGTTGGAGTTGCCCTGGCTGTTGCCGGATCCGTAGTAGTAGCCTGATCCGGTCCTGGCCGCGACGCCGACGTACACCTGGACGGCGCCGATGGAGCCGCCGGAGCCGACCTGGGTGATCGACGGTGCTGCTGCGGCGGCGAGGGGGAAGGACTGCGCGCCGAGCTGCTTGCGGTCGTCCCCGATGAGGCACTGGTTCAGGGTCTGGAAAGTCGCCAGCGCGTAGGGGTCGGTGTACCCGCGGGCGAAGTCCACGGAGTCCTGCGTGACGTTCCCGGAGTAGCCGGTCGGCATGTACTTCGCCTGGAAGTCCTGCTCTTCGAACGTCGCCTCGTTCGCCGCGTAGTCGACGCCCATGGCGGGGTCGAGCTGGCTGGAGTTGACGTTCATCAAGCTACGCCAGACCGCGAACGGGTTGCCGTCTTCCGGTGTCTCCCGGGCGACCAGGTCGCGGAACGGGGTGACGACGGGGACGAGCGAGACCAGCGACGACAGGTCGTAGCCGTAGAAGCCGGACGACGCGTAGATCCCGGCCGCCGCGGCGGCCTTGGCGATCCTGTCGGCGCCTTCCAGGGTTTCCTGGGTGATTTCCTGCATTCCTGCGGTCATCGGTGCCTCCTTCCGGGGGCATGCGAAAGCCCCCGCGGCGCGCTGGCCGTGAGGGCTCGGCTGATGCTGTTCGGGGGGGTGCCGGGCCGTCGGCGGCCCGGGCTGCTAGAGCTTGCGGGGGCCTGCGGCGTGGACCGCGGCGAGCGCCGCGGCCGCATCGCCCTGCATGCTCTTGGCGATCTGGTCCTGCCGGCGCGCGTCGGGGGCCTCGTACAGTTCCCGCTTGCGGGCCAGGGCCTTGGCCACGTCGACCTGCGAGGCGCCGCCGTGGTCCTGGCCGCGGAACTGAGGCGCGGGCGGCGGCGCTGCATCCCGGGGCGGTGTCGCGCCGTTGCTGAACACGCCGGGGACCGCGGGCTGCTCTTCCACGTTGGCGACGCGGGCCTTGAGGACTTCTATTTCCCTGGCCTGTGCGTCGCTGCCTGCGGTGACCGCCTTGGTGACGGCCTCCAGGTACTGCGCCTGCTGGGCGGCGAACGCGGCCTGCGCGTCGGCGATGCCCTTCAGGATGTTCTCCATCGTTGCCTCCTCAGGGCTGCGTGCCGACTTGCCGACGGCACTGGCGGGGGTTCCCGCGTCGGCGGACGGCTGCGGCTCCATGTCGTCGGGGTCCGCGGCCTGGGCTGCGGGATCGGGGGCGTCCTGCGTGTCCCCGGGGTCCGGTGCGCCGGCCCCGGCGACCGGCTGGATGGCGCTCGCGGGCACCACGCCGATGAGGTCGCCGTCCTGATCGAACACGGCGGTCAGCGTGTCGCCGGAGCTGCCGCCGTCAGCCTTGGCGATGCTGGTGCGGATAACGTCCTGGCTGGTGATGCACTGGCGGCCGGCCCGGTCGTAGACCACGACCTGGAGCGCCGACTTGACGACCGTCCGGCCCGCGGCGTCACCGGGGAGCGCGGCCTGCGGGCCGTCGCCGGGGAGTGCCGCGTCAGGGCCCGTGGCTCGCGGCTGCCCCGTCCCGGTCGTCCCGCCCGCATTGACGGGGCCGGTGTTACGGGCCTGCTCTTCCGGCGCCGCGGCTGCGGCGCCTTCCTTCGCCACCGGCGCCGCCGGGGCCTCTCCTGCGGTCTTGGCTGCGGGCATCCCCGCCTCCTTCTGGGACTTGGCAACTGGGGCATCAGGCAGTGAGGCGAGAACTTTCTGCAGGGAGTCGACGGCACCGCGGATCGCGGCCTCGTTCGGCGCGGACAGGACACGGCCGGCCTTCTTGACTGCGGCGAACGTCTCGATGACCTTCAGGTCGGCGGGCCGCACGAACCCGGCCGCCTTGGCGATGCCCTCCATCTCCATCGCCCCGCAGTCAGCCTCGGACTGCTCGCCGACGGCGTACGGGGCCAGGACGCTGATGGCGTAGTCGAGGGCGCAGCCCACGTCCTGCAGGTCCCAGGCGTTCTCCTGGTCGTCGGGGTCCGCGCTGGCCGCCTCGAGCATTTCCCGCTCGGCGAGGAGCCCGATCGCGTACCCGGCCCTGGCCAGGATCGCGGTCCACTTGCAGGCGGTTGCGGCGTCGATGGCCTCCCATGCGGGGGAGCCGGGGTCGGTGGGGTCGCCGGGAACGTCCGGGTCATCCGGCGCGGCGAGCGGCACCGTCGGGTCCAGGCCGTCGATGCCGTCATCTAGCGGGGCGGCGTCGCCTGCGGCGTCCATCAGGTCCTTCGCGACGGCAGTCACGGGCGGCTCCTCTTCCTTGCTCACGGGCTGCTTGAGGCTGCCGTCGGCGTTCCAGTTACCCGGGATCTCGGAGGACGCCCCGAGGTCGTTCGCCCGGCGGATGACGTACGCCCTGATGTGGTCGTGGTCGGGACCGCCGCGGCCGACAGCGTGGACGGCTTTCCCGAGGTCGTCCTTGTCGCCGATCGGGTAGGCGGGGTCGCCGGCCTCGTTCTTGATCGCATGGCCTGCGGCGAGCATCTTCCGCTTGTCATCGGCGGAGTACTTCGCCTTCACGACCTGCTCGTAGAACTCGGCGGGGGCCTCGTCGCGGCCAGCGATCGCGGCCTTGTGGATGAACGAGGCGATGTCTCCCGGGGAGCCGGTCAGGGTGAGGCCGTTCGGGGTGACGAACCGCTCCCGCTCACGCTCCCTGGTGGCAGTCGAGTCAGGCACGTAGCCTCCCGTGGTGGTGTCTTGAGGTCCGGACTTGCCGATGAGGCTGCGCACGAAATCCGGCTCCAGCAGGCCCGCGCCAGCGTCCTGCTTGGCAATGAGGAACCGGGGGATGCCATTGGCCCCCTTGCCGACCAGGTCGACGCGAGGGAAGTCGGCGTCGACCAGCTCGGTGAACTCCTCCTCGCTGGCAGTCGTCACGGGGCCTCCCTCACGGGGCTACGGTGAGTGGCGGGTATGATGCGCGGATGCTTCGGGAGGTGCCTAGCGTGATCTGGCTGACACTGTTCACTGCGGCGGGGGTGGCGGCGACGTTCTGGCTCGCACTGGCGACCCGCAGGCTTGCTAGCAGTGCTGACCGGCAGATCAAGAACGACATTGAAACCCGCGAGTACTACTGGCAGCAGGAGGCCGCGAAGGAAGAGAGCGCGGCGCGAGAGCGGCGGCGGCGTGATGCGGAAAGCGTCATAGTCGAGGCGACGACGCAGCAGGTTGATCTCAGGTTCCCGGCTAGTTACCAGATCAAGCAGGTGCGCAGCATGCTCCTCGCCCCGGGCACCGGGCGTGGCTTCTCCGCAAAAGGGTTCCATCACCCCGTCCAATGGGTAGCGCCGGGACACTGGCGGCAGCCCGTCAATCAGAAGATGGATGACGGCTTCAACCGCCACGCATTCGAGTGGACAGATCCCGATGGGGTGCGGTGGGTCAATCTGGACGGCAAGATCACGCGGTGCGTCCCGGGTGCCGAGCGCATCGAGAGTGCGGCGTGGCGACTTGACGTGGAACTGCGGACGGGTCCTCCGGAGTGACTCAGGAACCCCGGCTGACGCGCCGCCTGCGGGCCACGCCCTGAGGCGAGTACCCCGAGATCAGCCCCCGCTTGTACATGTCCCACGCGGGAGGGTCCAGCACAGAGCCGATGAGCCAGTCACCGGACTTGACCACGATCCCGTCGCCGCAGTCCAGGTCACCCCACCGCCAGATGAACGTCTCGACAGGCGTCGCCGCGCCCTCCGTGCCGTCCATGTGGAACGCGCCGACGTGCGGCCCGGAACGCATGAACGACCATGCTGCTTTTTCGAGCTCGGCGGCGGTGAAGAAATCACGGGCGCCGTCCGCGCCCTTGGCGATGCGCAGCTCCGGGCCGGCCTGGTAGGCGACGCCGAGCAGGAAACGCTGCTCTTCGACGGTCTTGCAGACCTGGAGCGACGGGCCGGGGCGGGCGCCCTCCGGCACCGGCACGCCCGGCGCGGCCTCGACGTGCAGCTCGTCCCCGAGAGCACACCCGCACACGCAGTTCCCGGCCCCTGACGTGACATCGCGGGCGTAGACGTGAGGCTCGGCGTACTCGTTCGGGAACGGGCCGATGGAGCCCTCGCAGCCGGGGATGCCGTCCATGCGGTCACCCCCTGGCAGAATCGGGCGCATGAGCGAAGAAGACGCGCCGGAGGGTTACAAGCTGCTGCTGGTGCCGGCGGAGCGCATCGAGCAGACCGAAGCCATGCGCCGCGACGGCAACGCGTACGTGATCCGCGACAAGCACGGCGTCGCCTGCCTGGGGCCGTTCGAGGTGGTGGGTGAAACGGACTCGGTCGGGCGGATGGTTATGTCCGGGCAGGTGTTCGACGGCATCATCGTAAAGCGGGGGCCTGGTGGCCCTGGCAAGCGCCAGCGCCTGACCTGGAACTTTTCTGCCGACCCGCCGCTGTGGACGTGCTCAAGCTGCGGGAGCGGGCTCGTGGGCGGCATCCTGGCGCATCACGACTCATGCACGGAGGTGCGATGAGCGACGAGCTAGTGACCTGGCTGCGCCGCGAGATCGAGGGCCGGCGCGCACTCGCCTTGAACGCGGTCACGGTCGAGGCGGATGTGCATGCCGGGGCGGTCACCGTTCCCGCCGAGCCTCCCGCCGCCTCATCGGCGTGGCGCGAGCAGTCCAGCGGCGTCCTCGTGACCAGTGAGGGCCGCGAGGATGATGCCTGGTACGGGACGTGGGCGATGGGCGATTCGCGCCTGACGCGGCTCATCGCGGCGAACGACCCGCGTGACACGATCGCCCGGTGCGAGGCAGAGCTTGCGATCCTGGACCTGCACGCCAGCAACGATTACGAGCGTTACCCCGAGTGCGTCCACTGTGCCGTCGAGGCGTTCCCGTGCCGTACAGTCCGCCACCTCGGCTACGGCTACCGGCACCGTCCGGGCTACCGGGAAGAGTGGAAGCCGTGAGCGGCGGCAGCTACCACTACCTCTACTGTCACGTCAGCGGCCTGGAGAAGCAGCGGGACGACATCGAGCGGATGGCGCGGAGGCTGGAGGCATCCGGCTACTACGGTCCGGCGAGAGCAACCCGGAACGTCCTTGTCCTGCTCGACGGAGCCGAGCTGGCCGCGCAGGCCCTTGAGGATGTCTGGGCCGCCGTCGAGTGGGCCGACTCGGGGGATTCAGGCGAGGATCAGGTAGCGGCGGCGGCCGGGAAGTTCAGCCCGTGGCCGCCGCCAGCACCAGGAGACACGGACCGTGAACGGTGAACCGGAAGAACTCATCCCGTACGACCTGAGCGCGGACCCTGAGTACTACGTGCGCGTACCGCCAGGATGGGCAGGCTTCAGGAACGTGCTCCCGCGCACGGCACCCGATCACCCGGCGCTCAGGGCCGCGCGCCGGGGCTGGGAGCTGGCTCAGACCGGAGGCGAAGCCGGGATGGCGGAATGGATGGAGGAGCAGATGGCGGCCTTCGCGCTGATGAAGGACCTGTTCTGCGGCGCGCCCCTGCTGCCGCTCCCGCCATGCCCGCGTGATTACTTCCGGGGCAGCGGCATCGCGGTTCATCCGGCTGAGATCGCGTACTTTGATCCGCTGCAAGGACCGCAGCCGGCGCGGTGCGCCCGTGAGCCGCATCCTGGCAGTCCGTGGCACTGGGACGGGCGCGGGACGTGGTTCCGCTAGCCCGCTCGCCGCGCTTCCCGTCCCGTCAGCAGGCAGGGCACGGCATCCCGGCACCGCCGCAATGACAGGCCCCGTGCTCGCACAGCAGCTCGCGGCACGGCACTTCCGCGTCGCCCGGAGACGGCCTGTCGCAGCACATGCCGCCCCACGGGCGCCCGGGGTGGCACTCGCAGACGTGGCCAGTGTCCCGGCAGGACTGGCACCGGGAAGCCGGCACATCACCCGTGGCGGGAGTTTCCGGCTCGCGGATGCCGGGTTCGAGCGTCATCATGCTCCCTGGGAGGGGGGTCATGACGCCGGCACCGTTGCGCACCGGCAGCCATCGTGAGCAGGTTCCGTAAGGTCACCCGAAGGGAACGGGTCGCCCACGCGGACAGGCCCGGCTGCGGCGTTCGCGTCGCAAACGGGACACACTCCGGCGTCCCCCTCCGTGATCCAGGCATGGCGCTCAACCTGCCGGTGCCGGTACCACGCCAGCGCCGCCGCGCCGATCGCGGTCACGATCTGCCCGAGCGCCCCGGCTGCCGCTTTCACGGTGTCGGCCAGTGCGGTAATCAGCGTCTTGCCGGCCGCCGCCGCGGACAGCCCGGCCGCCGCGCCCTCGGCGAGCAGCCGCCCGAGCGTGACCGCGATGCCGTGCGCCATCTGCTGCGCTGCCTGCCCTGCGCCGGCGAGCGCCGCGGCGAGCTGCGGGCCGAGGCCGAGGTTCCCGACCGCCGCCGTCGCCTCGGCCGACGCGCCGGGCTTCCACTTCCCGGCCGCCGGCTTGCCGCCGTCCGTCATCACCTGGCCGGAGACCGCGCCGATCAGCCAGCCGTCCGTGATGATGCCGGGCATCAGCGGGGCCAGCGCCGCGGCGAGATCCGGGCCGCTGTTGCCGAGCCACAAGGCTGCGGCGGCGGTCGCGTCGCGTTTCTTCTGGCCCTGCTGCGGCGGGTTCGCCGCGGCGTAGGCGTCCGCGAGGCGGGTCGCCTGCGCTTCGGTGAGCGACGCCGACAGGGCTTGCGTGATCTGGCCGCCCCAGTAGTCAGCGGCGGGGAGGTCTAGAGCCCATCCGGGCCACTCGCTTTTGGGGCCGCATCAGCCGCCTTGGCAACCTTACCGGTCTGCGCCGCAACACTGTCATCAGGTGAAGCGCAGCCGAGAGCGGCCGTCACGGCGCCGATGCCGGCGAGCAGCTCGGGCCGTACCGCCGGGTTGCCGGGGATTGTCGCCGGATCCCACCATGCAATGGATTCGGCCTGGTCGCCATCGGGGTCATCCGGGTCCGGGATCATGGTGCCCGAGCGGACGGGCACCATTGCCTCGCGCTCGATCGTCCACACGATGCCCTGGTAGATACCGGACGTCCACGAGCCGGTCTGCACTCCGGGGGCGCACGCCGTCCCCGTTTCCTCCTGCCACTCCCGCCACGCGGCGGCCAGCGGCGACTCATCGCCTTCGATGTGGCCGCCCGGGAATTCCCAGGTCCCCGCCGCCGGGTCGTCGGCACAGAGTGCCCGCTGGAGCATCAGCACGCGGCCGGTGTCCGCGGCGAGGACCGCCAGGCCGGCGACCGCGACTTCACCGGCGTCCTTGCGGACGGCCAGCCGGCCGGAATCGTTGAGGTTATGAGCGGCGGTCTTGCCGACGGCGGTGAACGGGAAGTCGCGCCACTCGCGCTCGCGGCGGCGCGCCTGCCGGTAGGCGCAGAACACGGCGAGCTCGGACTTGGCGACCCGCTCGCGGTCGCCGTCTTCCTCGCCCTCATCGCCCCGGTCAAGGTCGTAGCCGTACAGGCCGGTCTCCGCCGTGATCCCCGTTGCCGGGGCCGCGCCGTCGCCTTCCTTGGCCACCGGCTTACTGCCGTCGCCGTCGTCCGCGCCTGCCGGCTCGTCCGCCGGCATCGGCTGGGACGGGGGCATCGGGGGCAGTGCGCCCGGCCCGTACTCTTCCACCGCAAGCGGCGTCCCGAGGACAGGCGGGTTGGAGATGACCCCCTCAACGTCGCTGAACGCCGTGTCCGGCAGCACCGCATCGGCGGCGGGGGCGGCGGTCTCCGGGTCGATCTTGCCGGCCAGGGCGAGGAACGAGTTGAGCGGGATCGGGCCGCCGCGTTCGGTAAAGAAGATCCTGCCCACCCTGCGCTGCTCGTCGACGGGGAGGCCGAACCGCATTTCCCTGATCTCGTCCGCGTCCACGACGGCGGACTGAATGTAGATCTGGTCCGACTGCGCCTGCACGAGACGGTCATCCTGGTCTTCGCCGCGGTCCCACTCGAATTTAACCGGCACCCGGATGTCGTCATAAAGGAACTGGCTGAGGATTTCCTCGGTATATTCCATCAGCGGCAGCTCGCCGGCCTTGTGGGCGACGTCTGCCTGGCTTTCCCCGGTGGAGTAATTCGAGGAGTCCGTGAATCCCAGGTCTGTCGGGACGACGTGGTAGCCGGCGCAGGTCTTGCGCATCATGAACAGCGAGAACGCGTCAGTGAAATCCCGCTCGTTAGTCCACGAAATGGAACTCCCGCCGGGCATCCACCTGATCTGGTGTTTCCTCGCCGCGTCTCCGTACATGAAACTGTCCCAGTAGCCCTGGAAAAGCTCAATCTGATCCGGTGTCCACGATTCCGGCGAGCTTGCGAAAGCCTCCGGGATATTTCCTTCCGTGTATCTCTGAAGGAAGTGGATCTGCGTCCGGATGTCCGTGTTGGCATTCAGGATGACAAGCTCGATCGGCGGCTGCCCGTAAATCGAGTCATTGACCGGGCGCATCGGCTCGTAAATGAGGTCGTCGGGTGTCAGCCAGTTCCAGATCAGCCCGTTGACGATCTGGACGTGGCTTGGCGCCGGGGCCCCGGGCTCGTCGCCCCAGTAATCGAGGAGCGGCGCGAGAGTCGTGCCGTCAATTGTTTTCAGGCCGGTGCAGCGGCCGGCCCTGTTCCGGAGGCGGAAGAGCGCCCCGGCGTCGTAGGCGAGGACGTCGTACAGCCAGCGCGCCAGCCAGTTTTTGAAGTGGTGGCGCCCGTCGGGCTTGCGGAGTACCTGCTTGGCCAGCTCGACAGCGCCGGTCACGTCACCGCTGTAGCCGTCGGCGGGGACGAGCCGGTACTTGACGGACCGCAGCGTGTCGATGCGGTGCCAGATGCACATGCCCGCCACGTCATAGGCCCTGATAAGGCCCCGCAGCGTCTCGAAGCTGACCCGCTCGTGGAGCCGCGGGCGGGTCGCCACGTTGACGCTGGCGGGGAAGTCGCGGGTGCGGGGGGTGCGGGAGTACCCGTCGAACGGCGGGAGGGGCGTACCCGGGGCGAACGGCGACCCGGGGGTCATCTGCTGGAGCGCCTCGGACGCCTCGATGCCCGGGGGGACTCCGGTGCCGGACATCTTGGCGACGGCTGCCGAGGGCACGACGACGGGGGCTGCTGCGCCGAGCTGCTGCCGCTGGGCGGCGAGCATCCCGGCGACCTGCTCGGCCGTGTAGGTGACGCCGCCCGGGCCGGTGTAGGCGGAGGGGCGGATCGCGCCGTGCGGCCGGCCTCGGCGCTTGCCCATTCGCGCCTCCCCCGGCTGCGAGAACGGGCGGGTGAGCGATGAGACGTGCCGCCACTGCGGGCGCCGCGGCGCTGAGGCCTTCGCCGGGACTGCCGGCCGGAAGCCCGGCGCGCACCTGTGCCACCCGTCTGATGCGTCCCTGCCGGACTGCTGCCGGCGGGTGACGGTCTGGGCCGAGCCGCTCGGGGCACTCCAGGTGTTCTTCGGCGACGGCCCGAAGCCTGCGGGCACCGGGAAGATCATCAGCGCACGGGAGTACGCGGAGGCGTACCGCCGGTGGCGCCAGTCGCTGCCGCATGACCCGGTGTGGAACCTGATCCCCCGGACCGGGCAGGCGGTCCCGTGGGAGTGCGACTGGCACGGGACGATCGCGACTGTGCTGTGCGCGGAGTGCCGCCGCGAGCATGCCGGGTACCTGGAGCGGGGCATGTGGGCGCCGTCGGTCCCGCCCCCCGCAGAAGGGCTGAATCAGCTACCGGGGGCGGAAGAGTCAAGGCCCGGGGCGGACGGCGGTCAGTCCTCGCTGCCGTAACAGCAGCCGCAGTTCCGGTCGCGGCACCGGGAGCACTGGCCGCGATCGCAGAACGGGCAGATGTATTCCGGTGCGGCGGTGGCGTCGCCGTTCAACGGTTCCTCCATCTACCGGATCGCCCTGAACGCCGCGTCCCTGGCCAGCTTCAGCAGCAGCGCCGGGTCCGCGGTCGCGTGCGCCTCGGCGACATGCCTGCACCGTTTCCCGTGCGTCCCGGCCTGGCAGTCGCACCGTCCGTCAGCGGTCACCGTGTAGTCCCGCTGCCCGTCGCTCGAGCGCACCAGCCATGTGCCTGGCTCCGGTCCGTCCGTCACGGCCGGGCGGCCGGCAGGCTCCCCGGACTGCGCCGGCTGCGGTTCGCCGGCCGCGGTGATGCCCGGCGTACCGGGCGTTTCCTGCGCCTGGGTGCCCTGCGCTTCCCCGGCTTTGCGCTTCGCCCATGCCAGCCATGCGTCTGCCCCGAAGTTGCCCGTCAGCTCAGTCACGGCCCACACCAGTGCGTCGAGGCGGTCCGGACTCGTCCCGTCCTGCGGAGTCCACGTCGTCATCTGGTCTTCGAGCTTGGCCAGCGCGCCGACGTGGTGGATACGGTGCTTCTCGTAGGCGGCTGACACCGGCTCGGCGCGCTGCACCTTGCCCCGCGATGCGGTGATGACCTTCACCGGGACCGCGGAGTCAACCTGGCCGATCGTCGAGGCGACCATCGCGCCGCCGTAGTTGACCTCGGCGATGATCCGGTCCGCCGCGAACTCGCAGAACGCGGCGACCGCCCGCGACGCCCAGCCGTGCGGGGACAACTTGCACGAGCGGTCCGCCAGGATGTACACGTCGCCGTCGACACCCAGGCCCGCGACGACGATGCCCTGCTCGTCGCTGTGCGGCCCGTCACCGCCGGAGGGGTCCACCGCGACGACGATCCGGCTCATGTCCGGCGGGGCGCCTACCCGGTCGCCGTCGATCATGGCGACGGTCCACAGCGCGCCTTCGACGTCTTCCAGCAGCTCGCCGAGCAGTTCCTGGCGGCCGATGCGGGTGCCCTCGTAGGCGGTGAGGACTTCCTCGCGGAATGACGGGGCCAGGTTCGCCAGGTTGTCGTACGTGGAGCCGCGCGTGACCGCCGTCGACTTGCGGCCCAGGATCGTGCGGATCAGGGCGACGGGTTTGGGTGTCGTCGTCGCCACGCACCGCGGGTCGCTCCCGAGCCGGAGTCCCAGCATGAGGTTGTTCCATGCCGTGTCCAGCACGTCGCCCTTGCGGGCATCGGTCCACGCCGCGGGCTCGTCACACCACGCGTAATGGTGCTGCGGGCCGCGGAGCTGGGAGGGGACCTCGGCTGAGTAGGCGTAGGCCGTGGAGCCGTTCGGCCACGTCAGGCGGCGTTTCGTCGACTGGTAGACGGGCGTGTTCTCGCGGGCGACCGCGAGGATGCCGGACTCGCCTTCGATCATGACGTCGCGGACGTCGGCGGGGGTGCGGCCGACGAGCGCGATGCGGACTCCGGGGCTGGACTGCGCTTTCTCGTTGACCCACTCGGCGGCGCTCCGGGTCTTGCCTGCGCCGCGCCCGGCGATGAAAGCCCAGGTAAGCCACTGGCCGTCCGGCGGGAGCTGCTCGGGCCGGGCGGTGTTCCGCCATTCCGGCAGTACGGGACCGTTCCATCCGGCGGCGGCGGCCTCGAAAGCCATCGCCGTCACGAGGGACCTCCGCCAGCGTTACCGTTCAGTATTCGCGCGGCCCGCGAAAGCGCGGCACCGCGGCTAGTTCGCTGACGCCATCACCGCGGCCCGCCGCAGTTCTTCAGGCACTACGACCGGCAGCAGCGCCGATTGCTCCCCGGTCAGGTTCAGCCTGGCCAGGATGCGGCGGATGACGTCGTTCAGCAGGGCGCCCTGTGCTTCGGCGAGCTTGACGCGGCGTTCCTCGATGCCCGCCGAGATCGCCGCTTTGGTCACGTCGACCAGGTGCTTGCGTTCCCGGTAGTACAGGTCCAGCCACATGGACGGTTTCGCCGCGTACGTGGTGTCGGTGCCGGGGAACTCTGTCGCGGACTTCTCCGACTGCTCCGTGATGCCCCACACGAGGTCGTCCTCTTCGAGGTCGCGGACTTTCTCCCGCAGCCATGCGACGTGGCCGGCGGTGCAGCGGACCTCTTCGAGGAGGGCGTCGGCCGGGGAGATGTCCCGGGGGAGGCCGTAGGTGACGACCGCCTTGCGGGCCTGCTCCATCGCCGCGGCCTCTGCTATGACGGTCACCGCCTGCTCGCCCAGGTGCATCCGGCAGCTGTCCGAGCCTGCCACGGCGGGGCCGTGGCAGGCTCCGCGTCCCCGGCTGCGGGGCTTGACGCATTCGCGTCTGCGGTGCTGGTCGCACCACCGGCCGTGTCCGGGGGGTTGCATGGGGCGTCGCCTCCCGGCAGGGGTTGCATGGGGCCGGGGGGTGCCCGCGCCTCCCGCTACTGGACGGTCACGTTGAGGACGGTGCCCGCTGTCCCCCGGAGGGGGCGGTGAGGCGTGGGGCGTCAGGCCGCGAGTCTCATGTCTGCCGTATCGCGGGCCGGGGTGTCGTCGTGGTCCTCGTCGCGGCTGCGCGGCCTGTTGATCCACAGGACGAGAGCGAGCCAGCCGAACAGGGACAGGAAGCAGGCGGCGATGACGATGGCGTGCAGCACAAGGGGGCCGATCAGAGGGATTTCAGCAGGTGAAGGGCCGAGTGGCCTGTATCCAAGCTTACCGCTTGCCGTCCGTGTGCCGGGTTGCGCGGGGCGCGGCGGGGAAGTCGCGACCGGGGGCTCGCGTGTCATCCGGGCGCGGCGCGTCGTACCTGTGGCTGCGGGACCGGCCCCGTGCCGCCGTGCCGCCGTGCCGGCCGCGCTGTTCGCCTGTGCCCGCTCGCTGCGGTGCGGGACCTGCCGGATGCCTAGGGAGTGACGGTCAGCATCCGTGACTGGCTCACGGTGGTGATCGTGCACCCGGCACCGTCCGGAGACGCCTCGTAGCAGGTGTCCGCAGCGGTCACGTACGACGTGCCGGTGATGGCGTGACTGGCGCTCCCGGCGTCGGCGAAGTTCCCGGAGTCGGCTGCCATGATCGCGGCGAGCGGGATGGCCTCGGCGAGGCGCGCCATGTCGGCTGCGGGAACCGCGAGGGCGGTGAGGATGTCCGCGAGGCGGGCGGTGTCACGGGCGGCGACCGAGAGCCGTGGCGCGGTATCGGTGAGGTGTGCCGTGTCGGGGACGCCGAGGGCGCGGGACGGTGTGCCCTCGGCGAGATGAGCGGAGTCGGCGCCCCGGAGCGCGATGCCCCCCGTGGCATCGGTCAGGTGCGCGGTGTCCGCAGCCCCGAGACGCGGGCCGGATGCCGTGTCCGTGAAGTGCGCGGTGTCGGCGGGAGGGGCGACCTTCGGTCCTGCGGCAGTGTCCGTGAGGTGGCCGGTGTCGGCTGCCGCCAGTCCCGGTCCTGCGGCAGCGTCGGTGAAGCGGGCAGTGTCGGTGATGACGACGGCGGTCCTGGTGAAGGTGTCCGACAGGTGGCCGGTGTCGGCTGCCGCTACCTTCGGGCCGGATGCGGCATCAGTGAGATGCGCCGTGTCGGCGGGGGGCACGACAGTCAGCCCCGCCGTCGTGTCCGTCAGGTACGCGGAGTCCCGTGCGGCGACGAACGTGCCGGAGTTGTAGGCCGTCCCGGGCCGGGGCGCGGTGAATGCCGGGGCGTACTGCCACGCTCCGGGGGATGCCATGCCAGGCGGCATCAGGGGTGCCGGGGTATTTGGGGCAACATCGAAGGCCGGCATCAGCGACGTGAGCATGCCGACGATCTCGCCTGATCCGCCGGGGCCGAAGATCCAGTTCACCTGCGGTGACTGACGGCCTGTGGCGATGTACCAGCCGACCCCGGAGAACTCGGCGGTCCAGCCTGTGCCGTTGCTGCCGAAGCAGGTCATCACGTTCCAGTGCGGCTGCCAGATGACCTCTCCGCAGCCGTTGGGGAAGATGACGAAGGCGATGACCAGTTCCGGGGATGCCGTCATCTTCAGCGAGTTGACCAGGGCGAGCCCGTTCCCGGAGGACCCGAACACGCCGCCGCCGCTCCCGGCCGCGCCGTTCTGGCATATGGTCTGGTCGAGCACGAGATAGGGCGAGGCCCTTCCCAGGCAGGCAGCCGGGCAGCCCATGACGGTGATCTGCGGCAGCGGCCCGAAGCCGTTTCCCGGCACCGTGATGACATCGGTGCCGGCGGTGAGCGGGCGCGGGTTCGGGCAGATCCACTGGGAGCCGCCGACCCCGGCGCCGCGCTCCTGCACCATCACGTAGCTGTTGTTCTGCGTGTCGGTCGGGTTGCTGCCCGGGCTGACGGCTCCCAGGGAGTACGCGCAGCAGATCACGATGGTGTCGCCCGGCTTGGTGGATACCAGCGGGGTAACGGTGTACGGGCCGCCGCCCGTGGCCAGCGGCGGGACGGACTGCGCGATCAGGTACGGGGCGTTCGCCTGCGGAGCGTCGTTTCCGAACGACGCCGGGGTAAACGGGAACGCGGCCGGGGAGATCAGCCCTGGGGGTACCGCAGCCAATGCCCCTCCCCGCCCGGGGGTGTGCCGTCTTGGTCATGCGTAAGGGCTAGCTCAGCGCCTCGATGTAGGCGTCCTCGCAGGTGATCGTGTTCGACGACGACTGCGTGCCCCACGCCGCGCCGACCGTGAGCGCGTTCGCGGTGGTCGTGTTGACCGTGATCGGCTGCGTCTGCGAGCTGGGCAGCGCGTAGTCGGTGTAGGCGGTCAGCGAGGAGCCGACCGAGGCGCGGCCGTTGCACCACAGCGTGCCTGTCGTGCCAGTGCTGCGGACGTAGAGGTCCAGGAAGAACTGCCAGGGATAGGACGCGGCGCCCGAGGCTGTCGCGTTGGTGCCGGTCACGGCTAGCGCTGTCCCGGCGACACCGCCGTAGTATCCGCCGAGCGTCAGCGTCGGGTTGGAGGTGGTCGAGTAGATCCCGGAGGCGGTGATCCTGAGCCGCTGCCCGGCGTACAGGTAGTTGGCGGGCAGGATGAGCTGCGGCACCGGGGAGATGTCGGTCAGGGTGGTGGAGTTCGTGAGCGGTGTGCCGGCCCCGACTCCGGGGACGTTGAGCACGCCGCGCCATGACTGGAGAGGCATATTTTCACCCGTTTCATGGCGTGAAGAAAGCGCCCGGCCGCCCGTCGGCGCTCAATGTCTGGATCGGGCCGAATGCCCTATAACGAGAGACTGATGGTCACAGTCGCGGTCCATGCCGCCCCGGAACCCTTGGTTCCGAGGTTCGCGCTGGTGGCGTGATTGACGAGCGTGCTGCCGACCGTCGCGCCGCTGGAAACTGTGGGTACCGATACGTCGATTCCCCACTCGTTCCAGTTGAAGTTCCCGTTCGCCGCCGAAAACGTCGCGACGAAACTCATCGTGTCGTTCGCGTAGGTCGTGGTGGCCTGCGCGACGCTGGCCACGGCCTGGAACCACCGGTTCGATGACCCCGCCGCCGCCGACAGGTCCGTATCCGCCCGGGCCGCCGTACCGCCCCCGTTGCCCATCCCGACGCGGGTAGTCGCGGAGCCGCTGAGTGCCTGCTGGCCGAGGCCGAGGATCAGGGACGTGATCGCCCCGAGTCCCGCCGTGGTGACCAGGTTGCCCCGCCAGTCGGCTACGTCGTCCGGTGAGCCGAGGGTGAGCATCTGCTCATGGGACGGCTCGGGGGTGCCGAACGCGGCGCACGCCTCCCGCACCTGCTGCGGGCTCCACTTGTCGACGTGCAGGGAGGCGTTCCACTTCACGTCATCAGTCGCGACGGTCACAGGGGGTCCTCTTCCTGGCGGAGCGAACGAGAGGGGGGTCAGGCGGCGACGATCGCGGGGACGACCGTGAAGATCCCGCGCAGCAGGGATGTCACGTTGCCGCCCGGGTCGGTCATGTCCAGCTCGTAGTTGCCGGCGCTCCACACGTAGCCGGATGTCACGGCGGCGGCGATGACCAGGGTGATCGTGCCGGCGGTCCCG